CATTAAAAATTTTCAACGAAGTTGCGTGATTTTTTTTGGAAAAGCAATCATATTTGGAGACATATTAAAAGATGGCGAAACAAAAAGAGAAATACTTCGACAAAGAATCAATAATGGCTATGGCGAAGAGATACGGTGTAGCTGATAACCCATTATTCGTTCAAACATTGAAGAATTACGAGACAATACAGAAAAGCATACAGGGAATAAACGAGATTATCTGTGCTAATGAGGATTTAACCATATCCAAGGAGTATGTTAAAGGTCGAGAGAACCTATATTTGCATCCGGCTATTAAGGAACTCCCCAAACAGATAGATGCTTCGAACAAAACTCTTGATAAGATGCTCGACATCATCGAAAAACTTGGAACTCCCAAGAGTAATGATGATTTTCTTGATTTTTGCAATAGTTAAATACTTGGCTTGGATAGGTTCGCTACCGAAAGCAATTAGCCTTAATTGTTTCCAAGCCGTATTTATAAGGCGATTACGAAAGGCGGTAATCAAATGGAAAAATATTCAGTTTATAGGCACACTTGTCCTAATGGGAAAGTGTATATAGGTATTACAAGAAATTCCGTCAAGACAAGATGGAATAGTGGATATGGATATAGAAATAATCCACATTTCTTTAATGCGATAAAGAAGTATGGATGGGACAATATTCAACACGAAGTTCTTGCAGAAAACCTTACAAAAAAAGAAGCCTGTGATTATGAAAGGCTTCTTATTTTTATCTCTAATAGTACAGATAGAGAATTCGGATATAATTCCCAGAGCGGTGGCGAAGTAGGAACTACTCATAGCAAAGAAGTAAGACAACACTTATCGGATATTGGGAAAACCAAGACAGGTGTGTTGAATAACTTTTATGGGCATAAGCACTCCATATCATCAAAGCAAAAAATGAGTCTTGCCAAGAAAAATAATCCCAAGACGATACTTAATGCAAAGATAGGCGGAGAAGCCATGGGAACCATAAAGAGAAAAGCCGTTCTTCAATATGATCTGAATGGGAATCTCTTGGCAGAATATCCAAGTACAGTTGAAGCGAATTTGTATGTCACTAATGGCAAATCCAAGTTTGGACATATAGCCGATGTGTGTAATGGAAAAAGAAAAACATACTTGGGTTATGCTTGGAAATATAAGGGGGTGGAAGTATGACATCCCTTGAATCATATTGCACAAAGATAATAGATGGAAAGATAAATTCTTGTGAAAAGTTAAAAGTACAATGTTACAGGCTCTTGGATGATTTGAAAAATCCAAAACAGTATCATTTTGACGAAAAACTTGCTAACAAACATACAGGATTCATCGAAAGATATTGCAAAATACCAAGTGGTAAGATTGGAGCGCCTTTTATTCTTGAGGAGTTCCAAAAAGCACAGCTTGAAGCCACTTTTGGTTTTGTTGATGATGATGGTATTCGAAAATATAACGAAGTTCTCATTATAGAGGGACGAAAGAATGGAAAATCCTCACTCTTGGCGGCAATTCTTATAGATATGCTTTGCAACGATAAAGAGGGTTCTCCCCAATGTGTTACGGCGGCTACAATGCTTGACCAAGCAAAACTAACATTTAATGCCGCTCTCAAAATGGTAAGACAATCTCCAGAGTTGAGTAAACACATAAAAAAAAGAGTTTCCGATTTATACTATGCAAATAATATGGGAACCATAAGGGCATTGGCAAATAATACCAATTCACTCGATGGACTTGATTTGCATTGTGCCGTTATTGATGAGTTGTCGGCTATAAAGAATCGAGATACTTACGATTTGTTGAAACAGGCTATGGGGGCGCGATTACAACCTTTGCTCTTTACTATTTCAACAAATGGCTTTGTTAGAGAATCAATTTTTGATTCACAGTATACTTATGCTTCCAATATCATCAATGGAACTATTAAGAATGATAAATTCTTGGCTTTTATTTATGAATTAGACCATCCAGACGAATGGACGAAGCCAGAGTGTTATATAAAAGCAAATCCCGGTTTGGGAACCATTAAATCTGTTGCTTATTTGAATGAAATGGTTCAAAAGGCAAAGGATGATTTAAGTTTTAAGCCGACAGTTCTTTGCAAAGACTTTAATATTGCTCAAAGCGAATCTACTTCATGGATGTCGTTTGAAACTTTGGTTAATGAGACGATTGTACCGATTGATTATTTATCACATAGTTACGCAATCGGTGGTGTAGACTTATCGTCTGTACGAGATTTAACTTGTGCAACTCTCCTTATAAGAAAGCCTAACGATGAGAATTTGTATGTATTGCAAAAATACTTTATTCCACAGGCGAAGTTGGATGATTTGGCTAACCAACAGAAAAAAGAAGCGCCTTATAAGTTGTGGGCAGAACAAGGATGGCTCTCGATCAATGAGGGCGCACAAGTAGATTATAGTCTTGTTTCTCAATGGTTCGTTGATATGGTTCAAGAATATGACATCAGACCTCTTTGGGTTCATTATGACAGAGCCTTGGCGAATTACTTTGCCGCCGAAATGAGAGACTATGGCTTTGAAATGGTTCCAACAGCTCAAGGAAGTTATAGTTGGACATATCCAATGAAAATGATGGGAGCGGCTTTTGCCGAACATAAAGTTATATATCAAAACAACCCTATTTTAAGATGGTGCCTTGCCAATACAGGAGTCAAGTCACTAAATAAAGATGGCATTGAGTCTATAATGCCTGTTAAGTTAGATCAACGCAGAAGAATTGATGGAATGGTATCCCTACTCAATGCTTGGGTTGGATATGTGAAACATTATGACGAATATATACCATACATTCGTTAAGGAGAAGAAATGAAAGAACGAAGAAGTATTCTTGATTTGTTCAAGGGAGTCAAGAAAGAACAAACTCTAACTTTTACACAATTCAAAGAACTAAATGATTTTAAGTCTTACTTCGGAACCTTTGGAAATAATATTTTCAATAGTGACGATGTTCGTTCCTGTGTAAGAGCCTTGTCGGAGCATACAAGCAAAGCCAATCCAAGATGCACAGACAAGAATATTGAGAGATTGCTTTCCTTGAAGCCTAATAAGTATATGAATGGAAAGGATATGCTCTCGAAGTTAAGGAACATTCTTGAGATCAAGAATACAGCTTTCCTTTATATCGAAAGAGATAATCTCAATCGAGTAATTGGGTTTTATCCTGTACCATACAAAACTTGCCAAGCCGTAGAGTACAAGAACGGATTGTTTGTGAAGTTCGAGTTCAATGGTAGGGCAACAAAAAGTCTTGTACTTCCTTGGGAAGATTTGGCGGTATTAAGGAACGATTACCTTGATTCAGACATATTCGGAGAATCTAATCTTCCTATATTAAATACCTTGGAAGTAATCAACACCTTGGATAAAGGAGCGGCTAATGCCGTTAAGAGTACGGCTAATCTTCGAGGAATCTTAAAATCCACAAAGGCTATGTTAAGTCCAGAGGATGTAAAGAAGCAAAAGGATACATTCGTAAAGGACTATATGAACCTCGACAATGAGGGTGGTATTGCTTCAATAGATGCTACACAGGAGTTCATACCAATTACAATGAAGCCGACTACGGCAAGTGCCGAGGAAGCGGAAGCCTTTAGAGATAAGATTTACAAATACTTCGGTGTTAATGAGAAGATTTTGAAATCCTCTTATACCGAATCCGAGTATGATGCTTTCTATGAAGCGAGAATCGAGCCTTTCCTTATAGCATTATCGTTGGAACTTACAGGCAAGATTTTCTCCGATAGGGAGATCACTTACGGAAACAAGGTTTGGTTCGAATCGAATCGTTTGCAATACTCAAGTGCAAAAACCAAGATTTCAATGGTGGCACTTGTTGATAGAGGTCTTATGACTCCTAACGAGTTTAGAGAGTTATTCAATATGGCTCCTTATGAGGGTGGAGACGAGTTTATTTTAAGACTCGATACCGATAAGACAGGGGACGAAGCAGACAATTCGGACGATGATGATAAGGGTAGACCGAAGAAAGACGAGGGAGATAACGAAGATGGCAATTAGAGACAACAGAGAATATAGAACAATGCCAATGGTGGAAGTTAGAAAAGAGGGCGAAGAAAAGTCCTCTTTTTTAGTTGAGGGATATGCTTCCACATTTGAAGAATATGTATTATTCACAGACGAGAACGGAACCGAGTACAAAGAGAAGATTCTTCCAGAAGCATTTGATGGAACAGACTTCTCGGATGTGGTTTTCCTCAAAGACCATCAAGGAACTGTTTTCGCAAGAACCAAGAATGGAACTTTGGAATTGTCCATTGATGATAAGGGACTTTTCACAAAAACCGATTTATCCAAGACATCGACATCGAGAACAATGTATGAAGAGATTGAAGCAGGTATGTATACCCAAATGTCTTTTGCGTTTGTTGTTGATGATGATGAATATAACACCAAGGAACACTTACGCACGATTCGTCATATAGCAAAGTTATATGATGTTTCAGCCGTATCGTTTCCGGCTAATCCGACAACGGACATTTCAGTTGCTACTCGTTCTCGGTTTGATGGATTTATCGAACAGGAGAAAGCGGAGAGACTTGCAAGAGAGCAAAGAATCAAGTTGTTGAGAGCAAAATATGAATATGTAAAGGAGCAAGGTCATGGAAATTAAAGACATGAAACTCGAAGAAGTTGAAGCAAGAATGTCCGAACTCGATGCTATGGTAAGTACAAACGAGAACGAAGAAGAACTTGCCAAGGCTGTTGAGGAAAGAAAGATGCTCAACGAAAGAAAAGCCGAACTTGTTGCATTAGAGACAAGAAAGGCACAGGCAAAGGAATTGGAAGAGGGTGCTATACCTACTTCCGTAGAGAAGAAAGAAGAGGAAAGAGAAATGGCAAAGGTAGAAGAGTACAGAAACTCACAGGAGTACATTAACGCATTTGCAGAGTACATCAAGACAGGAGACGATTCAGAGTGTAGAGCATTACTTACAACAAATGTAGGGGATGCCGGAGAAGTAGCAATACCTGATATGGTATCAAATGTTATCAAGACAGATTGGTTACAGAGTGAGATTCTTTCACAGGTTAAGACAATCTCCGTAGCAGGTAACTTTACACAGCAGTTCGAACTTTCCGCAGGGGATGCCGTTGTTCACAACGAGGGTTCTGGTGCCGTAGCCGAAGAGGAACTTACACTTGGAACAGTTAAGTTGATTCCTGAATCAATCAAGAAGTGGAAAGCCGTATCCGATGAAGTTCTCGACCTCAAGGGACAGGATTTCCTTGATTACATCGTAAACGAGATTTCATACAGAATTAACCTCAAGGCAGAGGACATTCTTCTTGATAAGATTGTTGCTCTTCCTACAAGTGCTACATCAACATCAGTTAATGCAAAGGTAGTTAAGGCAGGTGCCGCTCTTGGTACTATCGCAACAGCTCTTGGCGAACTCAATGCAGAAGCAAGAAATCCTGTTGTAGTTATGAACCCTGCTACAAAAGCCGCTTTCAAGGCATCTGTATACGCAGGTCAGTTCAACGCAGATCCTTTTGAGGGATTAAAGGTTGTTCTTACAAACAATCTTCCCGCTATCGGTAGTGCATCCGAGAACGATACTTATGCAATCGTTGGAGACTTCGGTTTTGGTGCATTGGCTAACTTCCCCAAGGGACAGACAGTTCAGATCAAGATTGACGATAAGACAGATATGGCAAAAGACCTCGTTAAGATTCTCGGTAGAGAGTATGTAGCTGTTGAGCCTGTTGCTTGTCGCGCTTTCGTTAAGATTACAAAACCCGCATCATTATAGGAGATAAGTTATGAAATTGTCGGTTAAGATAGGCTTTATTGATAAGGATACAAACATATTCCACAAGGTTGGAGAAGTAGTTGAGTATCCAGAGAAGAGAGCCAAAGAAATTGAATCAAGAGGCTTTGGCAAGATTGTAGGAGAGCCGAAGCCGACAAAGAAAGAAACCAAGGAGCCTGTTGAGGAGAAACCCAAGACAGAAGAACCAAAAAAGGTTTCAAGAAAAAGTAAATAGCCGAAAGGAGCAAGGATATGGCAGACGAAATCTTATTGGAAGAAGAGACAGTTCAAGACGAACCGACTCCGACTCCGACAATAAGTGATAAGGTCAAACTTGCTCTTCGCATTTCTCATAATTTACTTGATAGCGAAATTACGGATGTTATTACTTCGGCTCGTATGGAATTAAAACGAGCCGGAGTGAAGTCCGATAAAGCCGAGAGTGATGATGAGGATGTAGTTACGGCAATTAAGACTTATGCTCTTGCTTATTTCTCATCGGACACAAAGGATGCCGAGAGATATGGCGAAAGTTTCAAATATCAATGTGATTGTTTAAGGAAATCTTACGGAGTCGAAAATGTTTAATGATGTTATTACTCTGAAAAAAGAGACAAATACAGTAAATGAATATGGAGACACAGTTAAGACCTTTACATCACGAAATGTGTTCGCAGAAGTAAAAAGTATTAGCCAAAGTGAGTTTTACCAAGCACAAGCCGTAGGGTTGAAGCCGGAGATCAAGTTCGCGATAGCGGACTTTGCCGATTATCAAGACGAGAAGATTTTATCTTATTGTCCGTTTGGTGGAGTTACAGAGGATTATACGATTCTTCGAACATACAGGAACAAGATTAACCTTGAAATTGTATGTAAACGAGGTATTGAATGAGTGTTCCGAAATCCGTTGTAAAAGTAAATAAAAAGGGTGTAACTTATACATCCAATGTCGATGCCGCCAACTATTACATATTTGAGTTGAGTAGAGCCGCCTTGCGTGATGTTGCGAAGTTCGTCAAGAGAACATTTAAGGACTCTTATTATTCCAACTTTACCAAGGATACAGGGAACGCAGGTCGAGCCACATCGAGTGCCGTTTTATCGAACAAGGATACAAAGTATCCGAGAGTCGAAATAGGTTTGAAAAAATCTACTGTAAAAGGTGTTTATGCTTACGAGCAAGAGTTTGGAACTTCAACAATTCCAAGACTCGGACTTTTGACTCATTCTGTCGAGGATAATATTCCAAAGATAATCGAGATAGAGTCCAAGTATCTCTCGGCTCTTGAAAGCGAAGCAAAGGCATTGGCTATGATAGACGAAAGTGAGCATATAGACGATGGCGAATGAGGTCACAAGAACCAATGATTTGAAAAAGTTAATACAGACAAAACTAAAAACCTTGGCAACGAATGTATACTTCGAAGAAGCATCCGACAATGCTTTATATCCCCATATTGTTTTTTCATTTAGAACAATAGACTTGGGAGATTTAGCAAGACAGGATTATATCTTGGAAGTTGATATTTGGGACAAAGGCACAAGCACAACACAAGTTGATGAGTTGTCTGATAAGGTTGAGGACTTATTACAAGCCAAGAATCTTCCACAGACGAATATCTTACCTACTTTTTACAAGATAGACCGTAAGTCCATTAAGGACGAGGACAAATCTATAAAACATCGTTTAATCAAATTTCAAATTCAGAATTATGTGAGGTAAAACAAAATGGCAATAACGAAATACATCGGTACAGGAGCCGTTTCAAGTGCAGACTTTAAGGATGTATCTTGGGTAGGAACTACCAAAGGTGGAAATGCCGTAACAATTAGACTCTCTAATGCAATCAATATGGGTAATCTTGAGTGGACAGTTGCCGAGAAGAGTGATGTGGTACAGGCTATTGAGTTTCAAGCTTGTTATGATAACACAGACGAAGCAAGTACATCCACACAGGAGCCTTGGAGCATCGAGATTGATGGTTCCGTTACTTCTGGAGCAAGTGAAATCGTACTTGGAGCAGGTATCTTCTATATTGGTGCTACTCCTGTTGCACTTACAAGAGGTGGTGGCTCTTTCAATGTAGAAAGAGAATTTAGAGAGATTAATGCAGACGGAGACAGAGGAGCTGTTAAGGGAAGAGTTGTAATGGAATCATCCAGAGCAAAACTTACTATGAATATCTTAACAATGCTCACAAGATTAACAGATATTTATTCTGGAATCGAAGCATCTGTATAAAGGATTTGGGGAGTCTTATGGCTCCCCTTAATTTTTGAAAAGGAGACAATGTATGAGAAATCTACAAAATAAGGATGTGTTTGCCATAGGACGAATCATATCCAAAGCAAATCTAAAAGAAGAATTGAAAGAAATCACAATCAATAAGGACGCGGATGTTGAGTCCATGGGATTTGACATCCTGTTTGCCTTATTCACAAGTTGTTCAGAGAAAGAAGTTGAACAGGAGATATACAGTTTCTTCGCAGACATTTTTGAAATGACATCCGAGGAAGTTGCATCGTTAGAACCTCTTGAGACAATCGAGTTAATGAAAAAGGTAGCTGATTGGAAGAAGTGGAAAACTTTTTTCTCATTGGGTGCCAAATTAAAGAAGTAGAACTCAAGGAGTTATTTCTTCGGAAGTACCATACATTAGATTTCATCAAGGAAATGCAAGTTGATGAATTTATTGAGTTCGTTAGTTTGGCAATAGAAAACGAAAACAAAGAAAAGGTCGAAAGACAGTATCTCGCTTTACTTCCTCTCCTTTGCTTGAGAGGTAAGTATATGACATTCGATAAGTTCTACGAACAAATGACAGGAGCCAATATTGATTGGAGACCGGCAGACGAAATTATCCAAGAGATACAAGAGAAACATAAATTAGTGGGGATGTAATCAATGGCATTAGAGATTTTCAAACTCGTTGGAAGTGTATTTGTAGATACAGAGAAAGCCAACGAATCACTTGCCAAAACAGATAAGAAAGCCACAGGAGTTGCCGAGGGACTTGGTAAGGTGGCAGGTACAGTAGCAGGTGTCGCAACGGCGGTAGTCGGAACGGCAACGGCTATTGGTGGTGCTGTTTTATCAGTTGCAGACGATTTTTCACAACAGACAGACGAAATAGATAAAGCATCTATTCGTATGGGACTTACGGCAGAGAAGTACCAAGAGTTGGCTTATGCCGCCGGACAATGTGGAGTTGAAATGTCAACTATGGAACAGGCGGCAAAGAAGTTAGAGGGTACAGACTTAAATCTCGATGATGCTATGAATCAGATCATGTCCCTTACAACGGCAGAGGAAAGAAGTGCGAAAGCCGCCGAACTCTTCGGAGATAAACTTGCCTATAATCTTTCTCCTCTTATAGAGCAATCTGGAGAGGACTTCGATGGACTAATTGAACGAGCAAATGAACTCGGATTAGTTATGAGTGGGGATGCCGTTAAGGCAGGTGTTGAGTTTGGGGACTTAATGAGTGACCTCAAGCAAAGCATCGGAGCCTTGAAGAACTCACTCGGAGCGGCTTTCGTTCCTATGATTAACGAATTTCTAAAAGGTCTTATTTCATATATTCCACAGATACAAGAAGCCGTTGGAAGATTTGCTCCGATGATAAGTGATTTCTTCTCGGAACTAATCCCAATAATGTTAAATGTGACGGATGAGATATTCCCTGTGCTTATGGATATTCTCAATTCATTACTTCCTGTTATGGGAGAATTGATTGCTACATTACTTCCTACGGCTGTTGAGATCATACAGACAGTAATTCCATTGGCACTTGAGTTGGTACAAGCAATACTTCCGTTGGCATTGGAGTTAATCACATCATTACTTCCTTTGATTACGGCAATATTACCCTTGCTTGAGCCTATTGTTGGCATATTACTTGCTATCTTGGTTCCATTAACCAATATGCTCACACACTTCTTACCGCCGATTATTGATTTACTTGTAATGCTAACCACACAAGTTATCAATCAGTTGGTGGATGCACTTAATTGGGTTGAGGGTGTTGTTCTTGGAGTAATGAATGTCCTTGATAGTTCAATAACACCTTGGATAGATTCAATAATGCAGATGCTCGGTGGATTAACAGAGTTCTTGCTTGGAGTATTTACAGGAGATTGGCAGAGAGCATGGCAAGGCATTGTTCAAATGCTCAAAGGATTCGTTAATACGATTATTACCTATATCAACGGAACTATAAACGGAGTTATAGGACTAATCAATGTTGTTATTGAATCAGCGGTTAAACTTGCGAATTTAATTCCCGGAGTTGACATCAATACTGATGTTGCGAAGATTCCAGAGGTTAAAGGTATTCCCTTGTTGGCGAATGGTGGAGTTATCACAGGCGAGGGAAGTGCAATCGTAGGTGAAGAGGGAGCAGAACTTCTTACACTTCCCAAGGGTGCATCAGTTCAGCCACTTAATAATAACCTTACAAAAGAGGACTTGACGGAAGCCTTTGTTGAAGCATTAAAGATTATGGCTCCGGCACTTGCAACAAATGTCACAGTAGATGCAAATGCAGACGGAATCGTTGATTTGCTTGTAAAGGCAAATAATGAGAGTTTGAAATCGACAGGTAGGAGTGTATTAGCGTGAGTTATTCTGGATATAGAGTGATGATTGGCGAGAACATTGTACCAAATAATGTAATCGCCAAAGGCACTTATCAATTTTACAAAGATAAACGAATAACAGGCACTTGGAAAAATGCGGCTCAAATCGAAAAACAGGATGTTTACTCCAAGAGAAAAGCTGTTATTCAGTTCTCAATTATTCCCATGAACCTAACCGACCACGAATCAATTAAGTGGTTATTCGCATCCCAAGAGAATTTACTCGTGTCTTATTGGGATGATTACGATTGTGAGTATAAGACAGGGTATTTCTATATGGAAAGACCTCAAATGTCACATAGTAACTCACAGGGTGGTTCGTTGTTCTATGAAGCAATCCAAATCAAATTGACGGAGTATTAAGATGCTCAATGTATTAGATTCCACAAAGGATGCGTATTATAACCATAGTATTAAGCATTTAAGGATTGTCTTTCCAGACATTAACCTTACTCTTAATGAGAACCATATCGTTGACAAGTCATTCAAATTAACAGAACAGCTTGAGAGCGGTAGCGAACTTCAATACAAGGGTTGTAACGCATCCAAATTACAATTTAAGACAGAGGATGTAATGAGAGACATCCGAGGACAGTATGTAGAAGCCTATGTTACGGCAGATAATACAGAAGAAATACCCTTGTTCAAAGGTTATGTTGATGTTCAGAGTAACCAAACACACGAAGATTTGGTGGCAGAGGTTACAGCTTATGACATCATCGGTGTAATTCGTAACAGGGATGTAACGAGTTGGTTCAAGGGACTTACTTATCCTATTACTGTTAAGAACTTTCGAGATTCATTCTTCACATATCTTGATATAGATCAAGTGGTGGAGCCGGATGTAAACGGAAGCACATCCCTTGCGAATGATTCCATCATCCTTAATGCTCCAGAGACTACGAGTGCCGTAGTTAATGCCATTGATATTATGCAAGGTATATGTCAGTTGAATGGCAGATATGGACAGATAGGAAGAGACGGAAAGTTCCATTATAGATACTTGAAAGAGATTATCAAAGGTCTTTATCCGTCATACGAGACATTCCCAAGCGAGACTACTTATCCAAGTGGCGAAAATGCGGATGTAATCGTTAATATCGACTATTACAATACATTAACCTATGAGCCTTACGAAGTAGTAAAGATAGATA